CGGCACTGCCGCGGCAGTGATGTAACCCGTAGGATTGCTGGCGTCGTACTTGGTCGTGTCGCTGGGATGCTTGTGATCGGCGCGCGCCCAGGTCGTGCCAACGCCAATCGCCGCCGTTCCATCCATCACCGGCGTGGTTGAGGAGGCGACCGGCACCGCGGCCGTCACCTGCGCGGCTGTCTGATAGCCACTCGGATTGGTCGCCGGATAAGCCGCGTTGGCGACGGTGGAAACTGACTTGACCGTCGTGTCGATGCCGTCGAGGTCGGTGTTGATATAGCCGCCCCAGGCGTCGTCGCTCGCGCCGACCGTGGGCTTTACCCAGCCGTAATTGGCGGTCGTCAATTCGCCCGCTTGCGGCGTGACGTCATCGTCAGCCATTGCACAGCCTCGTCTTTTCCCAATCGATAGAGCATGCCTCGATGGGCGTCCATGCCGCCAGCGGCGGCTCGACCGGCGTCCATAGCGACGGCGGCGGCTCGATTGGCCCCCATCCCAACACCCAGCCTTCGCCGACGAGTCGCTGATCGTCCTGGGTGAGGACAAGGCGGCCCGTCACCGATCCCGCAATATCGCCAACCAAGCCTGACGCTGTCAGCGTCTGAGGCGCCTGCGTCAGACCAAGCGCGCCGTTGACGACTTGCGGCACGGTTCCTGCCGCCGACAGCGTCTGGTCGGCCTGCGTCAGTGCGAGCGCTGCGCCCGCGCCGGAAAGAACCGAGCCTGCGCCAATCAGAATTTGTGGCGCCTGCATGACGCCAAGGGTTCCATTGACGCGAACATTGCCGACAGCAACAAGCGTCTGCGCCGCTTGATTGACGGCCAAAGTCCCGTTGACGACCAGCACACCCGTCGCTGAGATCGTCTGGCTGGCCTGGATGATCGAAAGACTTGCGCCGTTGATGGAGCCGCCGAACGCCGTCAGCGTCTGGTTGGCTTGCGTAGCAACCAAAGTCCCCGCGACGCGCGGCCCGCCAGCTGCAACCAGCGTCTGATTCGCCTGAGCAAGACTAAGTGCGCCAACGGTCCCGGTGACCGATCCAGCCGCGACCAGCGTCTGGTTGACTTGAGTGAGAGCAAGTCCGCCGCCGACGCCGCTAAGAATCGAGCCAGCTCCAACCAACGTCTGGCTCGCTTGCGTGACGACCAGCGTTCCCTTGGCCGTCGCCCAACCCGCTGCGATCAGCGTCTGGTCAGCCTGCGTGAGCGTCAGCGTTCCCTTGGCGACAGGCCCGCCAACTGCGACCAGCGTCTGATTCGCTTGCGCCGCAACCAGAGTTCCGCGAACGACAGGCCCGCCTGCTGCAACGAGCGCCTGGTCAGCCTGCGTCACGACCAACGCCGCCGTCAGGTCAGCCGCGCGGCTATAATGCCCCTTGCCGTAAGATAATTTGCCGTATGACGATTGGGTCATGCGTTCCCAGCAGTCACACTGAACTGGGTCACGGTCACCGTCTGCCCGCTGGTGATGCTCTGGTTGTTCAGCACCAGGTCGGCCGTCGTGTTGCCCTGGACGTGGCAGACTGCCGAGCCGTCATACATGCGGAACGACTGCGCCGTGCCGGTGGCGATTGCCGCGACCGACCATGTCCCGGCAATGGTCGTCACCCCGCCCGTGCTGGTCAGGAACGAAGCTGGAAGGACGATGGTGGCGAGCAACCCCGCAGGATCCGCCGCCGCGCAGTTGGCCGGCTCGGCTCCCGAGAAGATCTTCAGCGTCCCCGAGCCGCCAATGGTCGTCTGAATCTGCGACACCTGATTGTTACGTAGCGTCGCCCCATACTGATACGTCATCGTCTTCCTCCTGTTTCGTCCAGCCGCCAGACGGCGGCGTAAAGGTCGGCGGCGGGACCGGCGTCCACATCGACGGCGGGCATGGCTCCGAAGATGTCCATGGCGGCGCTGGGCAAGGCTCCGTGACGCCCCACAGAGGCCCAGAGATGAGGCTGGAGGCCCCAAGGTCGATTTGGAGGGAGATATTCCCCTCCAGAGGCAGATCGAACGTCAGATCGCCTCCCAGGGCGATCTGAGGGGCAATGCCGCCCGCCAGCGCGATGTCGAAGGTCAGATCGGCGGCGAAGTCGACTTGAACCGCCAGATCGCCGCCGAGCGGCTGGGCAAGCACGAACTGGCCGGCGAACGAGATGACCGGCTTCAGGTCGCCGGCGAAGAAGACCTGGCCGATAATGTCGAGGTCGGCGACGAAAGCCGGCGCGAAAGCGTTAATTCGACTGTAGAGCTTTTGCCCGTATTTAAGCTTACCGTACTGTGAAACCCCACCAAGGTTGCCGCTGAAATCGATGTAGTTCGCCGTGTCGACGACTACGGTGAGAGCGGCGGCAAGGACCGTCGAGGGAGCGAGACTCCCCGCAAAGTCCACATAGCTGATCGAAGAAACCGTCAGGTCGGCGGCGAAAGTGACCGCAGGCGCGAGCGCGCCGATGAAGTCATGGATGTCGACAACGTCGGCGGCGAACAGGACCGAGACGGTCAAATCGCCGGCGAAGTCATGAATGTCAGTGACGTCGGCGGCGAACGGAATCGAGAACGCAAGATCGCCGGCCAGGTCGACAAACGCGCCGCCGGTCGAAACCGTCTCGGACAGGAACGCGCCAGCCACCGACGCCGAGCGCGTCCCCGTCTCGGTGACGAAAAGCGCGCCCTGGCTCGAGACGAGCGCGCTCACGTCAGGACCGGCTTGGGATCGAGATAGAGACTGTAGGACGCCCCCGCCTTGGGATAGATCGTCACGTAGCCCTTTTGCTGGGCGGTGAAGGTCACCGCCAGCGAGAACGGCGCGTTGGTCCCGCCGAGACCGCTCCACGACGACACGGCGTCGGCAACCGCGACCGTGGAAGCCGCCGTCAGCGGCGTCGCCTGCCCGTTCGTGACCAGCGAGGCGATGGTCAAGCCGCTCGTCCCCATGTACTCGACGTCGAACCAGAACTGGTCGTTGCGCGGCAGGACCGCCGAGCCGTTGATGGCGCCGTAAAGCGTCAGCGTGCGCGCCGTCCCGACAACGTCGTTCCAAATCACCAATGGCAGGGAGATGTACGGCCTGAAGACTCGCGCGAAGCCGGTGGGCTGAAGGGAATGCGAGATCAACGTCGTCCCGTCGCTCGCGCCGCCTGTTCGCACGACCGCGGTGTTCGTCGTCGTTTGGCCGAGGACGTTGTACCGCTCGTTGCGATAGGTGAGCGCGCCGGTGTCAGAGCCGACGACGTCGATGTTCAGCGTCGGCGCACCGGCGGCGATCACACCGACAATAGCGCCCGTGTGCAGCTTGCAGTTCTTGATCGTGAACAGCGTGCTGGAGGTGGCGTTGTTGATCAGCGTAACCGACCCCGCCGCGCTCAGATCGACGCCCTCAATCAGGACGTTCGCTGGCGTGTTGGCGTTGGGCTTCAACAGCGGGTTGGGGATCGTGCTGGTGTTGACGAGGCAGGGGTTTGGCGTGTTTCTCCAGGTGATCGGGCCACCGCCGAGCTGGATGCCTTGACCCACAGCGATAAAGCCAAAGGTGCAATTAATGAGATCGACGCCTGACACACCCGACGTTTGCGTGCCGACGCAAATGATCCCGTTGATGTTCGTTCCCGCCCCGGCCTGGAACGAGCAGTTCTCGAACCGATGATAAGTAGTGGAGAGAAAACTGAGGGAGATGATCGGACTGCCCGATGCAAGCGTGGCGACAAAGGTCATGCCGTAGTAGGACCCAGCAGTGTTGGCGCCGCTGCCGAAAATGATGATGTTGGCGGAAGCAAGGTTGCAGGTGATCGACGCCCCGGCCTTCAGCGTCGTGGGGGCCGCGCGATCAACGCTCATCACGCGCGAAGCCGCCGTTGTCGAACCGATGTTGAGGACGACCGCCACCGTCGTCACTTCCAGCGAATTGTCGGCGACATAGAAGTCGTTGCCCGCCGCGCCCGCATTCGCAATGGTCGCGGAGGATAGCCGCGCCATCGGCGCAGCCCAATTGGACGACCACGCGCTGGCGAGGCCTAAGCTCGTCCATTTGGCGGTCGCCCCATCCGAGGTGACGACGCCCGCCGTCGCTGAAAATGTCGGCTTGCTCGCGGCCCCCGCCGCGCTGACGGTGCAAATCTGAATCGAGTTGCTGGTCGGATCGTAGATCACCCGCCCCAGCACGGGCGTCGAGCTAGCCGCCCACGGAATCGCGTTGGTCAGATCGCCGTTAAGCGCGCACTCGCCAGAACATTCCTGAAAGACGACACCCCCGGTCGCCGTCTGCAGCACGCCTTTGGTGAAAGCCCATGTCGGTTCAGCTGAACTGGTTCCCGCCGTGGTGCAAACGTAAACCCGCTCGTTGCCGACCGCTTGCGCGGTCAGGGGCCGACAAAGTTGCCCGACCGTCCAAGCCTTGTTGGAGTACGCCGGCACAGCCCAATAACCCGTCGTCGCCATGTCGCCGGAATGGACGTACCAGGCTTGCGGCTGGGCATAGGCCATATCACTGGGCGGTGATCGTCAGCGCGCCAGCTGCGAACCGCGCCGTGTCGCCCGAGCCCACCGCCTTCGCCGTCGTCACAGCGCCCGAGCCAAGAAAATTGCCCGCGGTCGACGCCGTCCAGACACCGAAATGACTGACCGTTCCCCAGGACGCCGTCGCCGCCGGAAAGGTGATGATGCCGACGTTCGACGCCACCGTCTTGGTCGCATCCGCCGCGTTGGAGAAAGTCGCGCCGCCGACGCGCGCATAGGAACCGCCCGAAACTTCGCTCGTGCCGGTATTGCCGGGGTCGCCAGTGTGGAGCGAGACGAAGACGCTTGTCGTGAGCGGCGCCAGGACCGCCGTTTCGCCCGCAGGCGCCAATCCAACCATGGCTATCCGAAGCTCCGTGTTCGAGTGCGCGTGACCCGCGAGCCGCTCGCCCGCGACAGCTGATGATTGGCGTTGAGCTTCTGGATCATGTCCTCGACCAGCATCTTCAGCGAGCCGGCCTTGTCCTCCTCGCCGACCGCGTGCAGATCGGCGTGCATCAGCGAGCCGTAGAGGTAGAGCGTCGGGTACTTGCTGTAGACCCAGCTGGGCGTGTCATCGGAGATGGCCGGGACTTCGCCGTAGTATGTCAGCTTGACGGTTTGGCCGTTCACCGTGTCGGGGGCGCCGCCGATCCAAATCTGCCGTCCCTGGATGGTGTAGAAACCATCCACCCACTTGTCGACGGTAGTGAAGAACTCGTCGCGCGACTTGTAACGAATCGGGATGAAGCCGTCTGGAACGTTGGCGTTGCCGATCCGGACCAGCTCCATCTGCAGCCAATCGTCGGGCAGCGGCGCGCAGCGCGAGGCGATCAGCGCCTCGTCGAACTGGATCATCCGGTCGATGCGCAGCTCGGCGTTGAGCTTCTGCTCGCACTGCCGGATGAACCCGGTCACCAGCTGCGGCGACCAGTCCTGCCGATTCGCGTAGTCGGCGATCTGAGTCTGAAGATCAGCGAAGTCCGTCAACTAATCCGCCCGCCCTGCCCGCCTTTGTGAATCCCCTTCTTGCCGCCGCCGCTACGCGACCGCACCATGCCGCGCGGCTCCTTGGTGTCCTTCGTCGGCGGCGGCGCCATCATGCTCCGCGCCGGGTTGGCATAGACGTCGTTGGCGACCTTGCCCTTGAGCTTGGGCGGTCGCTTGGCCGGATTGCCCGTCGGTCTGAATGTCTTGCCGCGCGTCAATGCCATGGATCACCTCAGTCGAAAGAGCGGAAAGCCGTAATCGCCGCCGCCGGTCGCTTGCATGACCAGCGCGATCAAAAAGATGACCAGCACAATAGCGAGAACCGCCTGGATCACCCGCGGGGCCGGTTCTGGGAGGGGAAACAAGCCCAACAGATATTGCACCAGCCACCAAAGAAGGCCGAAGATCAGGATGTAGATGATGATGCTGAGGAGCGCGCCGATCATCAGTAGCCTCCTACCGAGTTGAGCGTCGTACCAGGAACATCCGCAAGTTGAGGACCGCTTCGCGGCCCCCGTGGTATGATTGCAGGCTGCATCCAATCGGACATGTTTCGCGCCTTCGCTTGTTCTTGAGCGCGCGCACGCGCCATTATGCTTGGATCAAGCGAAAAGTCCGGATCAGGCAACGGCGCCAGTGGCGCCTCCTCTGGCATATGCTCCTGCATCCACTGCCATTGATCGACGTCGTATGCGCGACTACCCCGCGGATAATTTAAGAGACTCTGTGCAGTGAGATTGAGGGGAGCCGATTGATGGGAGCCTGTCGAATAGGGGCGCCGATCTTCAACGCTCTGGGCATTCGGCATCCCCTGATAAGCAAGCCCGAACATCGAGCCGCGCGAATGAGGTTGCTCCGCTGTCCGCTGCGGTCCTGGGCCAAAGATGGATTCCCACCAGCCCATCTAACGCCCCCACGGATTGGAGTTGATCGTCATTCCCGGCACAGACGATAGCGGAAGAAGAATCCCCCCTCCCTTACTCTCGTGCGCCGGTTCCGGCATCGCCCTTATGCGCGCCACGATGCTTGGATCAGAGGGAATGGTGTCGGGGTCCGGCATCGGCGATCTCGCGATCCCTTCCCTGTCCTTGCCGCTCAACCAGCCGTGCTTCTTCTGCCAGGTGAGCGCATCCAACTCGTCGCCTTGCAAGGGACGATAGTAGCCACCTAGGTTGGTCGACCACAGACTCTGATCGTGCGGCCTCGACGCCCAGTTTAAATATCCCGCCCCGCGCCGATCCTCGACAGACTTCGCATCCGGCATGGCCCCATATCCGGTCGAAGGGCCGAAGATGGAATCCCACCAGCCCACTACAGCCGTCCCTTCCAGATGCGCCACGGCTCGGCGTCGGGCGAATTGAGCCACGCCTTGAACAGGTCGGGATCATCGGCGATGCCGGCCCGCTGCAATTCTTCGTAGATGACGGTGGGGATGCGCGCGGCGAGCTTGTTGTCGCCGCTCTGCGGCATGATCTCCTGATCACGCTTGATCGAGTCGAGAATCGGCTCGACGTCCTGACGGTGTTCCACGTGAAATACGTCGGAAGCGTCGTCTAGGATCATGGTGCGCGAGACGCCGTTGCGAGCGTCGTAACGGCGCTTTTGCTCGCCCACCACAACCTCCTAGTGGAACACGCGGAATTGTACTAAGTTTACAACTGCTGCAACCGCCATCGGTACGCCCCCGTAGGAGTAACTCCCTTGGGACGATGGTAGTGACGACAGGAGGCGGTGCGCCTCTGCAGGGCGAGCCGCCTCCCCCTTACGCTCCTACTTGACGATGCCGTTGAACAGGATGTGAGCGAGCGCGTTACGAACTTCGACGCCCCACTCAACGATGATCATGCGCGTCTCGGCGTCGCCCGTGCGCGCCATCAGATATTGCCTGAACGAACGGAAGAACGCCACGGCGAGATAGTCCGGATCGATCAGCAAGCCGACGTCCGCGGGAACCCAACGGGACGGGATGACTTTGATTCTGCCGAAGTCGGTCGCGATCACGTCGACCGTCGACACCACCTCTGTCTTCCCGACAAGCACCTGCGTGGTCGAGCGGCCGACAAAGCTTGAGATCGTCCGCTTCGGTCCCGGCCCGACAACCCAAAGCGTCGGCGTCGCCCCGTTGGCGTAAGCCTTCTGCATCGCGTCGCCGAGAATCGCTTCGGTGATCTGCACCGTAGCCGGCGCAACGAACACGCCGGTCGCAGTCGTCGGCAGGCCCGCAACCGAAGTGCCTGGCGCAATGGCTCCCGCAACCGTTCCGGTCGGATTCGCCGTCGTCGGCCTGTCCTTCGCCCGACCCAGCCAGTGACTGATGCCTTCGGTGACGCGCGCCGTCGGCCCAGTGTCGTCGCCATCAACCCGCGGCTGCCGCGAGCACATAGCCGATTCCATGTCGGATTTGAGAACCTTCGAAGCCATCGCCATCTGATGGCTCATTTCGCTCCCTTTACCCGCCGCGTCGGACTCCTCCTGCGAGCCTGAAATGGTCGCGTCGCGCTTCGAAATCTGCGTGACGTTGTTCTGACGGACGGTCGGCTGGGCCGCGCTGGGCGCGAGCGCGAAACCTTCAAGTTGCGCGTTGGTCGCCACATCGGGCACGCCCGTGCCGGGAACGACCGTCGGCGCCACTATCGGCAGGAACTCGATTTGCCAATCGAAAAGCCGGTTTTTGACTGTCCGCCGCTTGATTGCGGACATGACCGGCGTGTCGAACGGATCGATGTTGTAGATGACGTTGGATAAATCTTCCCTGTTCCCCGTAGCGTTGTACGTGGTGAAAGCATTCGTAACTTTAGGCATGAAAGCCTCCGGTTAAAGGATCCTACGGAACACCTCTGCGGCGTCGTCTAGACGTCCGCTGCTCGCCAATTGGCGACGTGCTTCGTCGAGTCCTTTCCGAGGCGCATTCCCTATGGGTGTAGCCGCACCGGGAGTTAACGTCCGACCTTTGCCCGGAACCTCTGCGCGTGGCTTCGCAGCGGCCATCATCCGGTCGTACTTGCTCGCCTTGCGCAGGATGCTGAGCATCCTGGGGTCATAGACCGTGGCGACTTCTTGCTCACTAAATCCCTCCGCAAACGCCGTTCGGCGCATCGAAGCGATTTCTTTCTCTAACGCGGGCTGATCCTGTATCTTGCTGTTGAACACAAACCGCGAAAACCCGTCTACTGCATATTTCTCCAACCGTCTATCAGCCTCCTGCGCCGCCAGCTGCGCCATCCGCGTCCGCTCTTGCTGACTCTGCGCCAGCTTCGCGTACAATCCGGTGAAGATTTTTTGCTGGCGATGCGCCTCCTGCGGATTGATCGAGAACTCGCGGTCCCAATCCGGCTCAGGCGGCATCATCGTCCGCACGTCCGTCTCGTAAGCCTCCTTCGCCTTGAGCAGAAGATCCCAATTCTCTTGCTGGCGCTTGTGGTCCTCCTCGAGCGCGTTGCGCAGGTTGCTCAATTCCGTCATCCGCTGATGGAATGTCTCCTGGCGCACATAGCCGTTGAGCGCCTCCGGCAGCGTGACTTCCTGCGGCTTGCCATCGACTATGACTTCGTATTTTTGCCCATCGTCCTCGACTTCCCGCTCGGCGACTTCGGTGGAGCCGCCTTCCGCGGCGGCGCGCTCCTCGTCGGTGAGGTCTTCGTCGGCGGGTTCGAGCTCTCGATCCCCAATCCGGCTTGGACTCTCGGGCTTGGTCCCGTGTACGTCGTCTCGGTCGGTTTGCCGCTCACGCTTGATCTCCTTCTCTCGCGCACGCAGACCGGCATTGTCGCCGGCGTCCTCCCCGCCCTCCATCTCCCGGTTCTCGAACAGGGTAACCGGCTGACGAGGCGTTTCGACAAACTTGCCCGCAATGTCGCGCGGCCGCGACGAGGGGGCGATCTCAGTGGTGAAGGCTTCCGCAGCTTGGTCGAGTTGCTCAGTCATTGCTTCCGCGCCTGCGCCATTTTCTGATCATTAATCAGGATCTGCAGTTCCTGGGGAATAGACTCAAGCGCCTGCATTCGCGCCTTCAAAATGCGATCCATGTACTCGTCTTTCGACGCCATCAGTTCCGCATGATAAGTTTTGCGCAAAGCTAAAATGGCGGCGCAAAACGCCTTGTTGTCGAGCAGATCCTTCGCCTCGTCAGCCAACTGCCGCCGCTCGTAATCGCCAGGCGGCTTGAACGGCAGCGCGTCGCTCACTTAGCCGACCCCTTCGGCTTCATCTTCGCGATCTTCACCTGATTGCCCAAGGTCGCGTCGGTCGTCGCCGCCTGATGCTGACGGTTGAGCCGTTCCTGCTCCTGCTCATGCCGCCTGTCGGCTTCAGCTTGCTGCTCGGCCGAGATCGTCTTGACCCCGGTCAACGCATGGCCGGTCATTGCCGCATGATGCGCCGCCGCCAGGTTGGTCATGCCCTGCGCATGGTCGCTTTGGATCTTCGCCATGTTTTGCTGATGCTGCGCCAACGCCGAGACAGCCTGCAGCCGCGCCGCCTGCCCAGCCTGCTCGCCTTGCTGCGCGGTCTGGTCCTGCTTCATCTGCGACTCAGCCATGTCCATCTGCGACTTCTGGTCGAACGCCTCGCTGTCTTGCTGGTTCTTCATCAATTGACTCGCCAGCTGCGCCAGCGCGACGTGATGGTCGACGCCGGCCTGCTGACCCTGAATGTCGAGCTTCTGCAATTCGAGCTGCGTGTGCGCCTCCAGCTGCCGGTGCTTGAAGGTGTTCTCCGCCTCCATCTTGGTCCGGTCGAGATGTTGCTGCCCAACCGCCTTGGCCGACTCGCTACGCACCTTCTCCATCATCGCCTGCGCCGCCATCGCCTGCGGGTCGGGCTGCTTCGGCGCCGAAAGCAGTTGCTGCATCTGTTGCGGGTTCGGCGTCTTGAAATAGCGCGCCACGTTCTTCACGTTCGCCAGCGCAAGCATGTCGGTCATCGTGTTCAGCATCTCGGGAATGCCGACAATCGGATTCGACAACCCCATCTGGTTCACGATGGCTTGCTGGTCGTTCTTGATCCCCGACAGAGCCATCATCCGAACCATGTCGTTGCCCTTGCCGAGGTTCGGATTCACCTCGACCGACATCGACTGATCGAATGTCGAAGTGTCATAAGGGACAAACTTGCCGTTGACCTTGAGTGTCCGCGGCGGATTCGGATTTTCGCAGATTTCGTTGTATAAACCTGCAAATAAGTCCTTAAAGCCCGTCTCGCACAACACGCGCGCCACCAATTCGACCCGCTCTTGCGCGCCGTTGATAACCGCCTCAACCCCGATCTGGGTGGATGACTGAATAGCCTTCGGATCCAATCCTTTCGCTGCATCGGTCAATCCTGTTCGCCGCGCCAGCTGATCGTTCAATAGCTCAAGCACCGGCATCGCCGCCTGGCCGACGAAAGGCGTCTGCGTGTACATCACCGCTTGCGACGGATCGCCGCGCGTCCGGATGACCGCGCCGAGGTCGTCGTTAAGCGCGTCGTCAAGATTGACCATCAGCTCGTTGACGACCGTCTTCGGATTGATCGACTCGGCCAGCGAGTCGAGAATCCCGCGCATCATGTTGGTCTTAATTTTCTGAACATCTTCGGTGTAGTCAGCAATCGAATCGCCGACGATGGTGTGCGAAATCGGATCGCATGAGAAGAGCGCGAACTTGACGCGGTTCGCCTCCTCATCCGACACGATCTCGTGGTCCTCGCCCATCGTGCAGATGTAGCGAAGCTCGGGCGTGCCGTCGCCGTCCTTGTCGGCCTTCACATACCATTCGCCGTACTGCACGCCGTCGCCAACCCGCGTCGACATGAACCGGCCGGGGTTGCGAAGCTGCGCCTCCATCGTGAATTCGTTGATGCCTTGCCCCTGCACATGCTCGAGGCACTTCTCGCGGTCGTAGCCCATCGCGATCATCTGATCCATCGGCACCACGCGCTCGTGGCCGACGATCCGCGACTCCTTGAAGGTGCGCGCGTAACGGTCGATCCGCATCTCTTCCGGCGGCACGCCGCAAACCTTGATCAGAGGCTTGTCGATCTCAAACTGAACGATCACCTCGTCGAACGCCTGCGGCGGCGGCGGCGGTCCCATCTGTGGCGGACTCGGCCCCGCCATCGGGCCGGGCGGAGGTCCAGAGGGAGGCCCAGCTGTCGGGCCAGGCGGCGGCGACCCAGGCGGAGGACTCGCAGACCCAGGCGGACTTCCCATGGTCGGTCCACCGGGGTTCGGACCAACAGGTCCAGACGGCATTGGCATAGGCGCGGGCAGCGGCTTCGGCATTCCACTCGGAACCGGATTGCCGACATGCACCAGCTTGGCCGACGGGTTCTCCATCATCAGTCGCTGAATCTGATCCGCGGTCACATTGGTGAACCGCTTGCGAACTGTCTCCTTGTTCTCGTCGCACCACCATTTCACGTATCCCGTGCGCACCGTCAGCGCATCCTTCAACGCGCCGTAAAGGATCAGGAATCCAGAATTGTCGTTCCAAAAAACATAGTTGGTGTAGTCGGTCGCCTGCTGCGCCTTGTCGACCTCGTCGTCGCCGCGCGGAACGATGAAGACCGGATTCTCGCTCGCCGCAAACAACCGGATCAGGCCCGGCATCATCAGCATGATCGCATCGCGCACGTCGGTGCTTACGTAAGTCGACCGGTTCGCGCTCTCCTTGTCGGCCCCGAGAATCTGATCGTAGGTCGCATTCGGATCCTCGATCACCGTGGTGTCCGAACCGGCCAAGCTGACGCTGCCGTCGAGCCGCGGCAGGTAGCCATAATAATATTCCTGCGCCACGTTGCGCGCGCCGGCGAGAACGCTCGCCTCATAGTCGCGAGCGTCCGAGATCATGGCTTGTATATATTCTTTGTAGGTCTCCGGATCGCCGGGATCATACGAGCCGGGCGTCGAGGTCGCGCCGCGGTCCTCTTTGAAGTTCGCGAAGATGCGTTCCATCGTCAGCCCTACCAGCAAACCCGACGGCCGTACCGCCAATAGCAGCGGTTCGCGCCCGGTCGATAGCCGTGCCGGCGCACCGTCGCCCCGTAACGGGTGATACAGCCCGACCGATAGACGCCGGCGTGGCAGCGCGCCGCTTCAGCCTCCGTGGTCAGGACCATGAAGGCGAGGAGCGCAAGCGGAAGAACGAATTTCATCGCGCCAACTGTCTTACCAGCGTTCGCACTTTCTGGGCTTGCTCGAGCCCTTCCAGTGTCTGCTCTATCGCCGTCGGCGCGGGCGCGGCGGGAGCAGCATCAGGTTGTTCCATAAACCCGCCATTCCCTAATGGAACGGCGTGGTAACCGGGGATCACCGGAGGCGTCGTGGTTCCCCACAACGCCGCGCCGGGTCCGAACGAAAACTGACTCGTGCAACCACTAACGGCGAGGGCTAATCCTATCCAAAGCCCTCGCCACACATCACATCCTCACCGAGGCGGATAGGACTTCGTCGTCCACTGCATCGTCTTCGGATTATACACGCTTACCACATACTGGCTCGCAATCTGCTCGGGGATCGGCGCCGGCGTGTACACGTCGGGCGGAACCTCCTCGCCGCGCGGCTCGGCCCCCGGCGGCAAACCCTGATCGGGCCGACCTCCACCGCCTCCACCGCCCCACCAAGGATGATCCGGCGGGCCGCCGGGCAAACCCTGGTCGGGATGGCCTTCCCAGCTGCCAGGCGGTCGATTGCCGGGATGCGGATGTCCGCCGCCGCCCCAGCCGGGATCGACAGGACCACCCCACGACCCGGGCGGCCGGTTACCGGGATGCGCGTGACCCGGCGGCAATCCCTGGTCCGGATGCTCGCCGCCGCCAACCGGCAAAATCACATACAATTGTGGCATTGGTTTCCTCCATCTGACGATGAAAGCCCCTATTCGTCCTTCGCGTCAGTCGAATGACCGGGCTCGTTCTTCGCACGCATGTCGCTCGCCAACTCAACCATCGACTTGGCGATCAAGTCCCACATCTCGCCCTGACTCGAGTCCTCGACCGCACGCTCCGCAATCTCACGCAGCTGCTCAACCAACGCCACCGGCTCGTCCTGCTCAACCAGCAAATCTAGATTCTTCGTCACCGCTATCGCTCCTCGAGGCCAATCCTCGTTCATATCAAACCCCGAAGCCGCCGCCTTAGACGCCCCCCAGCCCCCGATTTGGACAGGAAGCTACCACTAATCAGCGGAATGCCAATGCACCCAGTCCGAAACGCGTCCGCCGCATCTTCCGCCTCGTCGGCAACCGCCATCCCAGACTTGCCCTTGCGATAAGAGCGCAATCTTGCGAGGCCTTTCCGGCATGCCTCCTCGTCAAACCAGCTGACGCCCAAGCTCGCGCGCGTCGCGGTGATGCCATCTTCGGTGCTATGGTTGGGGACGGTGATCACTGGCTCGGCGAGCAAGCCGACAAGTTCATGTCGGCGGCTCATGCCCGTGCTCAGCTCGCGAACTTCTATATCGTGTGGAAGCAAGTGTGCGCGATAGCCGAAGCCGCGGGCCTTGGCCTTGATCGCAAGCAAGTCAGCATAGTGACTGAGCGACTTGCCGCGGCCCTCGATGTAGTCGATCCAATGCAGCTCCCGACCGCAAATCTGGAACAGCCAGATGCACTGCAAGTGCCGGATCCCGAGATCCCACGCGGTGACCACGCTGGTGTTCAGATCAACCGGGACCTTGGTGACCCGGCCCTGTGACTGAAGCGCGTTCAGCGCCTCCTGGTAATACGCCCCCTCGACCGGCGCCGCGAAGCTGCAAAGCATCTCCCTGGCGAACTCGTCCGGAGACATGTCCGAACGCATCTCCGCGACCTCGTCAGGGTTGAGAGCGGATGTCCCCGTGCTGGTCACCGGGATGTCGAAGATGTCCCAGTGATCGTCGTCCTCAGCCCGCAGCTTAAGGGCGTGAAAGTGATCCTCGCCGGCAGCGGTGCCGCTGACGATGGCGAATCCCCGATAGTCGGCAAGACAAGGTCGAACGACGCTGGTGAATGCGTTAGGATGCAGCAAAGGGTACTCGTCCAGGACCGCCCCATCCAAGTAAATTCCCCGCATCCGCTCGTAGGCAAGCGCGCCACCGTAAAGCCGTATGGTCGCTCCATTCGGCAGCGTGACGCTTAGCTCCCCCT